GCAACGCCGCCGGAGTCCACACGAGCGAAAGCCGAGGCAGATACAACATCCCTTAACCAAAAATATTGCCTATTTGAAATCATATCTGGTCTAAGCGTAAATAATGGCAACTGGGACATCCCCTCTCCAATGTTATATCCGCTTCCACCTATTGCGCTTTCTCCCCACGCAACAGAGCCGTATACCATAACCTCGTTCATTAAATCCACTTCGCTATCAAACCAAGCCCAACCACTGGCTTTTCCGTCTGCTACAGCATTGCTTAATATTTTTTCGTGTTTCAATACATGACCACTGAAAGCATTTTTAATGGTAGTTTTTGCCTGTCCCAACCCTGTTGTATACATTTTGCTACCCACGTATCCACCAGTTGTAATGTCCGTATCGTTCATTACATGGTTATACAGGGAAGTATCAGGTACTAAAGTAATATGGTTCACAGTTGTAGCAGTATCGCCTTTTTGCATGTAATAATTAAATGCTGCTATTCTGTAGTTCACACCGTCAATAGTCCAGTAATCGCCAATATATAAATCTTCAAAAGTACCACTAGAAATAGCTGTGTATTGTTCAGCGGTTACTGATGAACCCAAATATTTTCCCCTGTATATGCTATTATGTGCACCTGCATTATTGGGGAACTTGGACGCATAATCAGCCAAATGCGCATCAGCCTCTGCTATATGTGTAGCATTAAACCATGTTACAAACTCATTGGCAAACTGGTCAAACTTATCCTTGAACTCTTGCGTGGTTAAGGCCCTCTCGGCGGGGTTTGTACCCAAAGCCCCGATAATGGTCGTGTCTTTTGTATATTTTGTGAATGCCATAGCATCACCCCCTATTTTTAACTTCCCCACCCGTTCTGGTGGGCATGGTAAGCGATAGCACCACTGCACCGTCCGTCCCGTCATTGACCAATTTAACTTTGAAATAGTCAATCTTCTTGGCCCTGACTTTCATCTTGAACGGTTGCGGCGAATAATTAGTTTCAAATGAAAACCCTATGCTTTCGTATCCCTCAACATCTGTTCCCGAAAAGTCCCAGGTATCGAAAGAAGATAAGGCATAGGAAACGGTCTTGACGAATTGCCAGTTGGAATTTCTATCTGTCTTGAGATAAACATCAACATGGGTAGCCACTAGCGGCAGGATTGACAAGAACAATCTTTGAATAAACTTTCTCAGCCATTCCACGCCGAAGTTGAAATACCCCATTTCCCATACGGCCTCTATGTTTGTGCCGTTAAAAGTTGCTAAAGTCTCATCAAACCTCATTATCTGCCCTGCGGTGGTGCCGAAATACAGCTTGTCCCCCACTAAGCAGAAGCAGGTTGGCGTGTCGGGAAGTTCGAGAATATACCATGTATCGGTGCGGTAATTGAGAACCCATATCTTTTTGCCCACGCATAGCCAATACTGCCCCTTGTCCGCCCAATCCACGGTCAAGGCTCTAGTCAGGTCAACACCATCAAGGTCATTCTGTACCCGCCTGCTGATCCATTCGGCGTTCTTCTCGTTCATGACATAGGTCGATACCCACTCATAAATGCCCTTCCAGAGGGTAAACGGGTTATTCTTGATGATCTGCACCTGCCCCTTGGCTACATTGCCCACCTTGGCATTCATGGGGTATACGGGAAACATGGCCTGTATCGCACCCGTAGCAGGGTCGATGTAATCCTCTTCCTCTGAATACCACGCCGAAGCCTCGGCAGAATCCCCGGAAGTGAAGATAAGCTGTTTATTGTACTGGGTACAAATGTCGGTTATCTCGTACTCACCAATGTCTGATTCCGCAAACTTAGGCCAAAAGGAAGGGTCACTTGCCCCGGCCATGGTTACGCCTGTGGGGTAGCGGGTATTCTTATGGTCTGGGTTGCCGTATGCCCAGTACCGAGCATAATACACCCCGCCATAATAGCGGTTTTTAGTGATCGTCTGCCGGTCGCCCGCGATGGTTTTTGTCCAGGTGATTACCACGTTGTTTACGCCAGTGGGCGGAAACGTGACAAAGGTCACTGTGCCCCCGGTTTTGTTTACGGTATAGTCGGCGATCTCTGCCTGTGCCTCACCATTAACCGTTACTTCATCGACCGAATCAATGTCCAACTCAGCTAACTGGAATACAGAAGCTGAACCATTCGCTGAAAACTTCTGTGTCTTTTTCCCGGTCAGATAGTTGATGCTTTCTAGCATCGTGCCGCCGCCGGTGGGTGGTGCAGCCGTGAATACAGTCGGCACATAGCCGGCCACGGTCGCAATATTGCCGGTTCCCGACCAACTGTAAAGGTCTGTCCCGTCCATGATGTAAACGGTGTTATTAGACACAAAGAAGGTCGTTGGGCAAGCATCCACTACTGTGCCAATGTCGGTGTTTACTCCGGTTGTCAGGTGATGCTCATACACATGGCCGTTGCAGGCGAATATAAGATGGTTTGTACCGCTTATGGAGCCGTACCACATACCGTTAATCTTATGTGCACCCAGAGAATCAAAAAGCTGCTCATAGCCAAAGGCTTTTTGCAGCTTGTAATCATCGGTCACTATCCAGTTTTTCATGTAGCTGGCTTCTCCAAGTTGGAGAAGCGTTTCTGTCGCTGACTTATTTACTCCCAAAAATTTCTCGATGGTATATGGTTGTAAAGCCGCCATGTATCACCACCTCACTAAATATTAGTATTAGAATATACATCGGTAATTTTGACAGGGTTTATAGGCAATCTAGCTTCTCGTTTAAGTTTTTCGTACATATGTTTACAGTCCTCTTTGATCTCAGAGTTTTGATCGGATGCCGCAAAGTGCATTGCTAAATAATAAGGAGCAGAAGCACATCCCTTATCGCTGACAATTAATTCCTGCTCTAAATCAATATATGGTTCGACATCGGTCAGGTTTTCAATACCTGCTATCTCTTGTTGCCATAAATCCAACAAAAAAGGAGCACGATATTTATATTCTTTTATCTGCGACTCTACGATTACTCCCGTATCCGAAAGTTCGTCTATAATTGCTATCGCTCTATCAAACACATCAAGTCCAGTGTAAGGCATACTGTTTCCCTCCTAATATCCAAAGTTCATTTCAAGAATATCTATCCAAGCATAAGACCCATCTGCTTTTTTGACGCACATATACGCTTGGTCTTTTGCTCCCTCTGTTCCTTGGACGAAATATAATTTGCCTCTGTATGTAGCCGAAGCAACCGGCAAATTACTTGTAACAATTATGCCTTCCCCCGGCGTTCCCTGTGGCCCTGTCAAATCAGTATAAATACCCCAAGTTCCATCAGGTTTTTGAAATCGTAAATCCGTACCATTCCATTGATGGTCAGGGAGATCGCCCTTATCGCCTTTATCGCCCTTGTCGCCTTTTAAGTTTACGTATTGATAAGTAGTTTCGCCTTCAAGTCTTATACCAAGCTCTGTTCCGTTCCACAAAAACTCAACAGAACGTCCGTCAGGGCCAGTTAAACCTTGTATTCCCTGCGGGCCTTGAGGCCCCATATCGCCTGTGTCGCCTTTTGGCCCTTGAACGCCTTGTGGCCCCTGCTCACCTTGTGGGCCCTGCTCACCTTGTGGGCCCTGCAATCCTTGTGGGCCCTGCTCACCTTGTGGGCCCTGCAATCCTTGTGGGCCCTGCTCACCTTGTGGCCCCTGCAATCCTTGTGGGCCAGTATCACCTTTGTCACCTTTTGCCCCAGGTTCAAGAATGACATTTATATTGGGGGATAATGCCGAATTTTCCATTTTAATCTCAACTGGCGGGAGAATCTCAACCTTATAATTAATCTCACTCATGTGTTACATCTTCCTCTATCACAAAATCTCCCTTAACGGGAGTTTTTACTTCGCCATTTGCCAATGTCCACTGAATATCATATTTGTAAGTCCCCGCAGCCAGTTTTTTAGTATCATCAGGGTCAATATTGAAAACTGTTTGTCCATTTAAAAAAGAGACAACTACTTTTTGGAAGGCGTATTGCGTATCTGAATAAGATTTCTTAACAGAAAAATAAACCTTATCCCCATTAACAAATGGGATTGCTTGCCCGTCTTTACCCGTTCGGCTAAATGTGATGGCCTCACTATCACCACGGGTCATAATTAACTTTTTTTGTACGATTCTCAAACGCATTACCCCCCTTCTATAAATACAAAAAGAGGCAGGGATGGTTAGTCCCTGCCCCATGGTGAGTTGCAGTTATTCTTTATCTGCTATTTTCTTCAAAAGCGTTTCCCGCTTCATGCTGTGAGCATTTCTAATGCCCATCTCCTTAGCCCTTTCCCGGAGTTCTTCCAGGTCGTCAGGTTCTTGATCCGGCTCCTGTATTGGTTCGGGTATAGGTTCCGACTGCAATTCTTCGCAGACAGGCTCAAACCCTTGCCTTTCGGCCAGGATAAAGGTATTCGGGTCGGTTAGTTCGATAACAACATCGCCTTTTCTAAACTTCACGATTTACACCCCCTAAGATGCCAGGGTGTCGGTGATTTCTATATCTGCCACCGTAAAGCCCATTATCGGCGTGCCAGTGACTTTGACTTTGTATATATCGCCCTGCGCCCACGTGCCAGTCAAAATAGCCTTAATCTTTCCTACACCCGCTTTGAAGGTTATATAGTCGGCCGCCAATTCAACCTTCCCGGCAGTGCTGGTCTTGCCACTGATGGCAATAGGCATATTGCCGTAGTAAAAGTCGTGGGTATTTGGGGTAGGAGTAGCTGTGTCCTGTAAGGTAAAAATATGTTCAACTTCTGCCTTTTTCGTTTCGCCGGCTATTGCCGAAGCGATAGTCGTTGCGCTTGTAGTAGCATTACTAGCACTAATTACAATGTCACCATCCCCAGCTTTATCCCGCTCAGCCATATATGCCCACAGTTTTTCAACGCTATCAAGCGGCGTAGTCCCCATTTCCTTGGTAATTACAACGAAATTACAGTCCTCGCCAATAGATTTAATGTCAAACTGGGTAAAGTCTGTTTCCGCCTCGAAAGTATCACCGGGATGGATGGTTTTATTGTCGTATTTGCCGACATTGAGAAGCAGGTCATAACTGCCGCTGTTGGTCAGCTTAATATAGTTCTGATATATGGGAAATGCGTATATGTCACCGTCCACATCTGCGGTAGCAGTCTTTTTCCTGGTCAAATAAGGATCAGTGCCTTGGATTACTTCACTGTCAGTAATATTTATAGTACTCATATTGGTCTTATCTCTCCTTTCTTACAGGGGGCTTGCGCCCCCTTTGTTAAGCGGTCTTATGGACGAAAATAGCATCCTTCTTGGCTTCCAGAACAAAGCAATCGTAGATCAATCGACCTTCAACAAGCCAGCCGTTGATGCCGGGAGGATTGTCGTGGGTCTTGTAATCTTCGAGCTTCTTAGGAGATACCGAGCATTTCGGGTGCATCAGCAGGAACGAAACATTTCCGCCAGACGGGAAATAAGAGGACGGAACCTTTATTATTTTTACCCCGTCAACTTCGCCCACTTGTCCGTTAATCAGCATCTTCTGGGACATGTCGCCAGCCTTAATGAAAGTATCATCCTGTTTCAGGAAATTGTAATAAGCCGGAGTCACAAAGCAAATCCGGCCAGACTGAGGAACCTTATCCTCGTCCAGGGCTTCCTGAGCGGCCAACAGCTTAGCATAAGCATTGGAATCAGAGACAGCTGCCGTCGCAGAATGGGAATTGGCAACAGCCGCAGTATACCAAGCCGCCAAACGGTAAGTGTCAATCTCGGGTACAACAACTTCTCTGATCTGCCTTGCCAAGGAATTACCAGCTTTCTTTATCATCAGCTGTTCGGTTGCATTACCTCGGTCAATGGTGTAGGTAAAAGACCGGTCTTTGGACAGACTGTAATCCTTCTTGGTGTCGCTCAGTTCCGCGGGAGTACCATAGCGAGATGTACCACTTCTGGAATAGTCGCGCATTGCCACAGTGTCTATGCTGTAGACAGTAACCGTTTTAACGCCCGACCAATCATATTCCTTGTTTAATCCGATATTCTCGGTGACAGACAGGAGAGAAAATCGCTCGTCAACATTTTTGCTATACTTTGAAGCTAAATTAACAGCCACAATACATCATCCTTTCTTTTAGTCGTCAGAATTAAACCCCGCTAAAAAGTCATCTTCTCCCGCAGGGTCTTGACTGCCGTGAGTGGTTACACCGCTCACAGGTGCTTTTTGTTTGTTTTTTTCCTTCTGCTTAAGCATTTGCATCTGTAGCGAAAGCTCTTGATTTTGCTGTAAAACATAAGCAGTAGTCAAATCCATGCCGCTTTGCACTCTAGCCCAGGTTTCCGGCTTAATGTCCTCCGCTTTGATGTTGGGGAATGCTTGCAAAAAGCGGTCATACATCGCATAAGTTGCTCGCTGTTGCTGTTCAGCCTGCATCCTCTGGTTAAGGGTGGCCTCCCGTTGCTTTAACTCATGCTCATAGCGAATTTGCTCCGGTGTTAATCCCTGCTGATCTGCGGCGGTCTGGTAATACTGGTCATACAGCGCATCAAGTAGGGCATCATCTTCAACGCCGTACATGTCAGCAAGCTGTCTTACCTTGTCGTATTTGCTAAACACAGGATCGTTTTGAATGGAGATCAAACGTTCTGCCAGCTTGTCGTAATTCATCCCCTTCTGGATCAGCGGGATTGCATCTGGCTCAGGTATTTCCACCTCTTGATGGTTGAATTTCACCCTGAGCTTATAGGGTTCCGGGGGCTCTGTCTCTTGATTCTGGTCAGCATCAGCCGTGGTAGGCTCCTGCTGGTCTTGTGCCAGGTCGTCTGCCTCTGGTTCGGCAGGTTCCTCCGGCAGTATTACATCATCGTCAAAGCCTCCAATGTCTCCCACATCACCCGCTAGGTCATCATCCGCCTCTGCGAATAGCTGTAAGTCAAACAATCTTTCCTCTTGGCTATGGTTGGCCATTAAAATCATCCTTTCTGCCTGTGGTAGGGCATAAATCAGAAAATAGAAAAAGCCCATTTATTGGGCTTGAAAGAAGATATTTTTTCAACGTCCCCTGCTCCCACCCCTGCGAATCATACGGTTTCCCGCAATGAACAGGACGTACTTTCCCGTAAAGCCAAAATAGTCAAATCCCCGAAGGGTATCCGCTAACCCTCTTTTATCCCTCTGCGCTCGGCAAGGAGGTATCGCCATTCGAGGTAAAGGGATGTTAAGCAATTGAACATTGAAAACACCCCCTAATTCACCTTATTCCTTACCACCGCCGCCACTTTAAGCGGTTCGTTCAGATTCGGGCCTGCGTATGTGCCGCACTTGGGGTTAACGCAGACCATCATAAGCTCCACGTATACCTCTGTACTGCCCTCATCGCTTTTATATTGGCTGTTGCCCACCATAAGGGGCTGGTTGCATTCCTGGCATTGCATCGCCTCCACCTCCCTGCATCATCATCTGCTTAACTGCCTGCTCGTATTGGTCAGGGTTCGTCTGTCTTAGTTGTTCTAATTGCATTTGTTGCTCTGGCGGCAAACTCTCCACAAATTGCGCCATTTGAGCGTAAATGAATTGATTATCCGTCATGGTGCGCTTAATGTCCTCAATAAGTCCCTGCCTGTTAGGAATGTCTCTATCGTCCATCCGCTCCAGATATTGGATAATGTCGATTTTACCCATCACAAACAGGTTTTCTATGGCTTTTTTACGGGCTTGATCGCTCCACACATTGGTTGTACCTACATCCACCTTTACGTTGAGATAAATATCCTTTAACTGCGTAAAGTCGAACATTTCAAGCGTTCTCTGCCCGTCTCTGTCTAGCACAATAGGGCGCAAGCCGTAATAGGTGCCCATCATGTCCAGCAAGATTATCCCTATATCCTCTATCCACTCGTACATGTTGGCCTTGGTGTTCTCTAGCGGGATCATAGATTGCTGTACGGTGGCTATGATAGCCTTGCCTGATGCCTGTTCGGGGTTGATTTCACCCAATGCAGCTTCGTTAACACCCAGTATGTCCTTAGTCATATCGTAGGCAAGCTGTATCACCTGTGCGATCTGCGGTGACATTTGCGCCGGTTCCAAATACCCAGCTATATTCCTGATGCTGTCGCCAGGCATTAAATTCCTGACAGGGATTGCTTCGGCTATGCGGTTAGTCCAGCCGGTAATCTTGTCCGCATCATAGACAGCCTTGGGAAACGCGGTCATACTTAGGTGATACATGATAAAAGCAAACATGATATTAATAAATATCTGCGTTTCCATGACCTCTGCCAATGGGGGTTTGCCGTGATACTGGCTTTCTTGTCTATCCCACGGTAGCCAAGCTATAGGGTAATGGCTCAACTCGGTATCAATGTCTTGGTAGATATAGGCACTCTTAACGCATTTAGAGACCATAACCGTTTCCCTGTCCTCGGTGTAGTCCTCCATCATGGGCTGGCCTAGCTCGTCTATGATAGGCTGGCCTATTTCATCTGTAATCGGCCTTTGTTTCTTGTCCTGAACGGTCTTTTTACGGTAAACGATGATATAGCTCGCCTTGCCGAATCCGTCTGCCTCTACCTCAATTTTAGAATCTGACCCGGCCTCATACTCTGTGTCGTTGTCGGCTGTGATCTGCTCTGGTTCGCCCTGTTGCTTGTACCGCTCAGCTTCCTTTTGCAAGTTTTCAGCTAAATCACGCCCGGAAATAATGATGTAAGGCTGACTCTCCTTATCTGAATTGTTGGCATTGCCGAAGAATATGTTTGTCCCCGGTACTAACTCGAAGCATATCTCGCCCTCCACATCGTCAAAGGCCCCTCTATAGGGCTTTTTGGTCGGGTCAAAGTACAGGTGTGCTGCCACGTCGCCGATAGTCCCTGCCTTGAATAATGCCTCCCGGATGCGGTTATCCATCTTGAATTTCTCAAAAAGGTTGGCTATCTCAGAGCTAGCAAAATCGGCTATATTCATCTGCTCATTAGGGCTGTCCTGCGAGTATTCCAAGGGTTCCAGGTCAATCTTGGTGTTGTTTGCCGTAACGCTCGCAACCCAGAAGCGCAGGGCTTTGGACATGATGTTGAAAACGGGTTTACGCATGCCGGTAATATCCAGATTGCGCCACTGATTACCATTGACAAAATCTATTAAGGCATCGCATAGGTCATAATAGTTAGAGTTGTTGATGCAGTGTATTTTGTTGTTGTATCTGACTCCCGCTTCGTACAAGTCCCAATCTCTGACGGTATCCGGCAATTAGCCCACCCTCTTTCTGCCTAATGCTTGCGTGAGGCTGTAATTCATCACCTCATCAAACTCCTTGATTTTGCGCTCTTGCTCCAATCTCTCCTGCTCCGATATGGGTTCCGGCCGTACTCTGGTAATCCGGTATCCTTGGAGCTTGGCTATATATAGGCATAAAAAAAGGACTATCAACGATAGCCCAATAGTGGCGTATATCATATGCTCACCTCACAGATTTACTTTTAGATCCCCGCCCATTACATCCCCAAGCTGCCTTTGCATCAGCTCGTCATAGGTCGGGTTGTCGGGGTCTTTTTTCTTCTTCTGCTCATCCCGATATTTCAAACACTCGTAGTTAAGCGCATATCTGACCGCATCAATACTATGGTTATCCTTGTCCGGGAAACTGGCCTTAAAATTGCCCTGCGCGTCCTTCTCCAGTTCGTAGTTGAGGAACTCCCGCGCTGTTTCCGGGCAACGCTGATCGTCAATTATGATCGCTTCCAGATCTTGCAGGAACTTAATGCCGTATTCAACCGAGTCCGGGCCCTTCTTGACGGGGGCTATTCTCAGCCCATACTGCCTTAATTCGTTTATGGTTCTTGGTTCGGCTGAATCTGCATAAATCGAATCGTTACCCTTATTCTCGCGGCTTATAGCCTCGTAGGTTTGGTGATTGGAGACGCCAACACCGTAAAACTCATGGTAAATAAAAAGCCGCTTGTACTTGCGATTGTAAGCACAAACAACATAACTAAGCGGGTCAACGGCAAAGCCAAAGTCTAAGCCGCGCCGGATAACCTCAAATTCTTTGACTTCCTCGTCGCTGATCGGTCTGCACTGCACATTAGCAAACACTTCCCCACCTGTTCCGGTAATCTCGCCTAGGTATTCATGGTTATAGGCCGGTTCGTTCACTTCTTTTAGGTGTTCGGCCTCTAAAATAAACTGCTCTCCTAGCCATTCCCTGGGAACCGATAAATAATCGCTGTGATGAATTAACCTGTCCGGCCTGGTCAATTGAGCCTCGGCATTTACCCAATTCGTCAGGCTCTTGGGCGGGTTGTAGCTGTAAAACACAACAAACTCCGGCCCGCCACGAAGCAAAGACTGGTTTATCATGCGGATTTCTTCCATGCCATTGAACTCGTCTAATTCCTCATACCAGAAATACTTGCAGTACCCTTTAGCAAAGGCGATAGACTTGATTTTCTTAGGATTATCTGCACCACGAAACAGTATTTTTTGCCCTGTAGGTATATAAGTCATGGCTAGCTGCGCCTGGGGGATATGCCAGAAGTTTTGCACTCCCAGCGTGTATATAGCCCACTTGATTTGTTCAAAAACCGAATCCTTGAGGGTTTCTTTGACTTTCCTTAGCACTGTGGCGTTGGCTTCCGGGTCACGCATTATCCCCAGGACGATTTCCAGGGCTATGAATGATGATTTTGTGCTGCCGCGGCCGCCTTTTAGCCAGTAATGGGTATGTCGCCTATGCTTTATGTCGGCATGTACCGGCTTAAACGCCGGGCTGATCACCTCGGATACTCTAACCATCATCTACATCATCCACGATCTTAACGCCGACTGATCCGGAAAGCCTAAATCTATCCTCGAATATACCTAAATGCTTGCCGATCAATTCTAACGCCCGGTTTGCTCCTTTGCTATCAAACTGATATTCTCCGGTTTCCACCATTTCCTTAGTGCTGTAATCAAACACCATAACCGGTTCTGCTTGCTGGCAGCGAACGGCTACATTTTTTAGGTTTTCCAATACCCATTCGGCTGATAACTCCAGTTTTTCGGCTCGTTTCTGGTTTGCTTCCTCTATCGCGCGAGCGACACAAGTTTTCCCAAGTAGTTCTGGCCCAATTCTATCTGCTGTCTTTTTACTGTATCCAGCCCTTATGGCTGCCTGAGTGGCATTAAGATCCACCAGGTATTCTTTTACAAACATTTCCTGCTTCGGTGTCAGTTTATCCTTTGCCACTCAAATCACCTCCAAAAGATTTATTTTGGGGTATGTCCTGTTAAGGACTAAACTGGTCTCTGTTATAGTTTGGTCTCTGTTGTAATGGTATCTGTTAAGTGGTATCTGTTCGTGGTACATTTTTGTACCTGGTAGTAGGTGCAGTTTTGTACCTACCCACTAGGTACATATTTGCACCTGGTATAACAAAAGTAGGTACATTTTTGTACCTGGTCAGTAATGCGGTGACTTTGCCCACTCTGCAAAATCAGCCATGTAATATACGTTCGGTCGGCCCGGCGTTTTCTTTATTGTTATAAAGCCCATTTGCTCTAGCATAGACAAGTGTTCCCACACAGTTCTTTTATCTATGCCGCCGCAATCGCTCGCTATGGTTGCTAATGAGGGATAACAGGTATATTTCTCTTTGTCTGCCCGGCTGAGCAGCATAATGTATATGAGTAGGTCTGTGCTGTCTAGCTTATCCCTTTGGCGCAACACTTCGCCGGTGTCTTTATCAATCCATTGCGCTGCTGGCCTGTTATGACCTCGCTTGTCCCGTAATGCCGTAATATAAAAGGCATTGATCGGGAGCATGTTGTCTTGCCTCATATGCTCAACTCCTTACCCGTTGACTCAGCTTCGGCTAGAGGGGAGGGTAAGGCTCCCCCTAACCTCAGACGGTTCGGCCTGAACCGTAGCTGAAAATGCAAAAACGCCTGCCATCGGCCAAACGGCAAGCGTTTTATTACCTATATGCTTTTACCAGCCCCTAAACATCCTCCACAGCTTCGGGCTAATCAGCCTCCGCTGCTTCTCCTTCTCCCCGCGCCGGATCACTACGGCCCGGACAAAGGTGGGAGACTCCCGCCACAGTTTTTTCATCGGATCACCTCCAAAAAGGTAATGCCCCAGCTTTCGCCAGGGCTATAGGAAGGAGGAAAAGAAAAAGACCGGCTCCCCGCCAGTCCTTCACTCTCTATGATATACCCGTGTTTTAGTTAAATAAATGAAAACTTTTATAAACTTCTGCAACGCCCGTCCCACAAGTGGTTCCGGACTTTTTCAAAATTAATTTAAGTTTTTTTAATTTGGGGGTTGACATTGTGATGGCGTGCCATTATACTGGTATTAAGCAAAGGATATACCCGCAGGCCACACAGGGGGCCGGGGAAAAAAGGAGGACAAAAAATGAATTATATCGCTAAGAGAATCAGTTTCAAAATCTTGGAGGCAGAGGGAAATATAGAAAAAGTCCGTATTGATGGGAAGGTTTATAGAGCCGATTATAGCCAAGACCCAGAGTATATTGACGATGGCGTTTTAGACATCAGCTATTACAGGTTAGAGGACGAGGACGGGGACATTGTGGCAGATATGATCTTAGCCTTCGACCGGCGAGAAGATGTCACAGAGCCGCAAGAATGGGCAGATGAGTTTGATGTCGAGAACATGTATGTCTTGCGGTTTGTATAGCGCGGGCTTTGCCCCGCTGCCTGTGCCCTGGTGGACATAGGCAGGAGGGTAAAACCTACCAAAGAAAAAGGGGGATAAATCATGAGAAATGGAAATTTGAGCCGTGAGGAAGCTATTAAGCAGGCGGGATTGGAAAAGGTTTTAGAAGTGGAGGGCCTTGACTGCGATTTTACCAACAGACTTATGCCAGCGGGTTTTGAGGACGATGTAGAATTTGCCGCTAGCGTTGATTTTGTCGACAATGAAGGCAATTACAGAGTGTTAACGGTTTATTACTACCAAGATCAGAGCGACTTAGATGAATTGGACGACGGCGATCTAGGGTATTTGAATTGGGAAATTGAAGGATACGAAATCTGGTGAGATCGACTAGAACCCGGTCATAGCCCCTTGGCTCAGGGGGCTGTGGAGGGGGTTTTATTAAGACCTACCAAACAAAAGGGGGACGATTAAGTGGAAAAAGAAACTTTTTTGACTATCATACAGGGCCAGGCCCGGTGGCCGGGCGAGGCACAGAGGGTGTGGGAACAAGCAATAAAAATTGACGAAACAGACACACGTTGGAGTCTTATATATGATGAGTCTGAAAGCCCTGCAGAGGTCATCCGGCAGTATTGTAAATACTTTGAGGGCATCGAGGTAGCAAAGCGGCCCCGCAGACCCCGAAAGACAGAGGTAGAGATATGGAGCAAAAGACTTGAAACGGCGAAAGCCAGAACTGCCCAAATTCCTTCCGATCTGATGGCAGAGCATGAAGAAGGAATCCGGGAAATAGAAAAGAAACTGGCGCATGCCATGAAAAACAACCTATAGAAAGGGAGGAAGATTCGATGAGTAAAGAAGAATTTTGGATGATTTCCGACGAGGGAACCGAAAGCAAGATCATATCGGAGGCCGAAGTTGATAGCATTATAGACGAAGCTACACATTTAACCAGAAGCCTCACATTTGACGAGAGACATAGCCTTGAAGCATCTATTTTGAGATCGACTGAGGACGCCGAAGATTTGGAGGACGCCGATGTACTAGCCGTAAAGTTGGACGGAGTTTGGTATGTTGTGCCGGAGGCATTCAGATAAGAAGGAGGACTAGCCATGTCAGAAGTTATCAAGAAATGCACCTTTTACTTCCCTGAAAGTCTCTACGAACGCCTTCGCCTGGAGGCTTTCCAGACACGGGAGAGCCAGACGGCAATCGTTATTGAGGCCCTAACCAAATACTTTGAGGAACAAGACAAGGAGGGGCAGAAATGATAGAGATTTTAAATTTTGAAGTTGAGTATCTGGAAAACGCCGGATGCAACAACGGTAAATATCCCACATGGTCAGGGATAAACGCCGAAACCGGAGAAACAATCTCCGGGATCACCTGCCGCTGTGGCAGGGGATGCGCCAATACCGACTATTTGAAATCGGTAGATGGCAAGACCTATCTGGTTTTAGGGGAATTGTCCGATGGTCGCGACAATTAACCCCAAAAAGATAAGCCGGGCGAATAACCCGGCTTTCTTTGATATTTAAGATCATCCATGCGTTCGTATGAAATTTTGTTCGCCTTGCCTATCTCTCCTGCCATAGACCACCCCCATTTCTTGGTTCCCTCGACCTGGGGAGGTTCCTCCCTTCTATGTTTTTCCTGCTCCGGGGAGCAAGTCTGATTACTGTGCTTAATCCTTGGAGTGTTCATTAATAAATCCGGGGTTTTCGTAAAGCATCCCTCCCATACATAGCCCGTCTTAGTTGCTCTAAAAGGATAATGGCTTGTTCAACAGCCCAATTAACCACGGTTTCAGCCTCATCGTCAGTTATGCCTTTATGCCTAGCATGCTTGTAGCTAGGGATAACGGTTTCGATCAACTCTAATCCCTCTATCACTTCTTTAATGTACTCTTCCTCTCCTTTGAGTGGACATTGTTCACAATGCCGCTCGCCTACAAACCCTATCTCGGCTTTGTATATCTCGCCAGCTTTCATGTTTTTTTACCTCCTTCGCATCTTTAACAGACTACGCATTACTTCTCATCTTCCTTCCTTCCCAACATTTCCCCCAGCCTGTCATATATATCATCTCGCCAGACGTAAAAATTGCGCGTAGGGCCGGTGATTCTGCCCGTCCCGTGCTCTCGATGGGCAAGGAAGGGTAACGCCTCCAAGACATAGGAAATCCTCGCTCTGATGGGACAGTATAGGCTTGTCCACCAGTACCGCCGTATAAAAGTCTCCTTGTCTGTGTCCCCGGCGGCTACCTCTCGGACGATTTCCTCCAGATCGGCCCGGTACTGCTTCCCGGCCTGGATCTTGCGCTCGGCGAAATCTATATCTATCAAAATCTTCTCTATCGGATTATCCTGCTTCCCCGGCGACCCTTCCCGCAGCTCGTAGACTGGCGTAGTCCGCAGGCCAACTAAACGATGCGTAGCGATTAGATTCTCCTGCCGCCGGATCACTCTCTCCCACACCAGATATTGGTGCATATCGCGGTCAACTTCTATCTGCCATTGGGGTTTTGGTGTCCTTTTGGGGTGCTTTCTCCTGCCCAATACTGCTCTCCCCTTATGATGTATGTACGGCGCTTACCAGCTCACTACCCTAGTCCTAATCTCCTGCTCCTGTGGTTTCTCCCTCTGCGGCGGTGTCCGTGGTTCCTTTGGCTTTTGCCTTAGCCTCGGCGGCTTGTTCCCGCCCTGCCGGTTACAGTCTCGCCCCCAGCAGGGGTTGCATCTATCGCGGTGCTTGAAATCGCACCTGACGGCCTCTAAGTTTGCATCAGAGAATAAAGCCAATGTTATCCCTCCCTTATCCCCTTTTTACTTTTTAGCCAGGCAGAACAGCATGTATAACACAACATCCCTATCGGGGTATCATGTCTGGGATAAGAGACTTTTCTGCCGCATTTCTCACACCTAATACTCACTCTCCCTCGCTCCTTCCTGCCTCAAATTCCTCTAGCTCCACTTCAACCCTCGGCTGATCCGCCCACCACTTTTCGACCTGGGCAGACACTACAGCCGAATCATCGGTGTAGGCGATCCCGTTTAGGGCATCAGTGACGCATTTAAGAATGTTATCCCCGTCGGGTCTTTTCGTGGGGCGTTCTAGTCCCCGGATCATGCGCTCCCGTTTTCGGCGGGATGCGCTCTTAGGAATCTGGAAATAAGCATCCACTCGCACCCGGATTGGCCCTTCCAGCATATCCTGCCCCCGGAATTGGTGCCAGTATAATTCCTTGACCAAGGTTTCATAGTTCTTGGTTTTTGCGGGTGTATAGGTGATCCCGTTGCTCATTACTCTCGGCCTTGCTTTGGCCACGGGTTCGCCCGGGATGATAAAGGTTTTTCTCATATCTCTCCTGCTCCCCTCTGTCGTGGTTTCCTTGTAATGCGACGCTAATCAATTTTCTTAACCAACTCTTCATTACTCCATAGGACTCCATTGTCTAAATTATGAATAGCATAGGCCTGCTTCTTAAGTTGCGCCTTTGTCGGCCTAGTCGGGTTTCTCCCCCCCCAATTTTTTAATTCGGTAAGTGAGTAATCGTCGTTCCACCAGAAACGCCAGCCGTCCATTTTCTCGGTTGTAATACTGCTTTGCCTTTCCCACTCCTCGGCAATGGCATATAGCTCGGGGTGATGCTTTAAAAGACCTTGCCAATCACTTTTTCTTTGCAAGGGGCAGCAGAAGCAGGACACCGACGATCTCCAAGCATAACACGGGTTTAACAAATCATATTTGAGGCAAATATCAATAACTTCTTTCTTTCCATACCCGGATTCATATAACGGGTAACATGTAGTCTGGTATTTGGTATCATATTCCAGTGGATGATATCTCTTTGGCTCGTCTGCTCTAATACCGGTATTCATTATCACCGGTTCCGATAGCTCAAGAGATTTAATAAACTCATTCATGGGTTTTTGTTTAAGCGTTTCGGTACACCACTTATTAATGATGCCCGGTAAAAAATATCCCTTCTTAACCAACCACTGAAAGAATGTCCCATTGCTTACAACATGGAGCGGTTTTTGTATCAACTGCGCCAGCCTTGGCACTATCCAGTAATTTTCTGGCAATTCTGCCCCTGTATCAGCCCAAATAAGTTCAAAATCTTCTTTCCGTTCCCATAGAAGGAGAGCGGTTGCTGTACTGTCTTTTCCGCCAGATACTGATACGAATTTTTTCAATATCTCCCCCCCTCCCTTACGTCGTATAATAAACAGACTGCGTCACACTCTCAGCCCCGCAATCGCCTGAATATACCGCATCTTGGTTTCGACCGTGACGCAGTGTTCCATGACGTCCTCAATCCAGATCAACTTCATTTCGTCCAGGGTGGTGTCTTGAGGTGGGCAGATTTCGTCATAGGTTTCCGGTTCTTCCTGTGCTACACTCTGGTTAGCAGGCTCCTGGCTGCCCTGAATCGGCTCCTGGTTTGCGGCCTGTGTCGGTTCGGGGGTCGGGGTCTGCTCCATAGCTTTAGCACGGTTATAGACAGTGGTGCGATGTAGGCCGGTTTCCTGGGCGACGATCCCGCTGGCCTTGTACAACGATATTCCTCGTTCTGCCGCTACCTCTTGGACTCTTGCCACGATAACTCCAAAGTCAATGTCCTTTTTAGGCATCTCCTTAACCTCCTCCTTTTGTTTTCTCGCCCCTGATCCGGGTGTCAATCTGCGCCTGGCCGGATCGTCCCAGCCCTCGGGGAAAGCTTCCATGGTTCGCACTAATTCGCCCTTGCTCCCGTCTGGGTTGAGTCTAAAAACCTTTACGGTGTTATCAACGAACCCCTCCGGCGGCTCGGGTTGGGATCGCTTTGGCGAAGTATACAGATTGTCCATGGTGCCTAGATCAGTGCACCGTAAGACGGGGTTTTTGTTCAAACATCATCCCTCCCTATCCCTGATTATTTCAGTGCTTCAAGCCTGGCCGGAGAAACAAATATCTCGTATTGTTCCCCGGTGGTTTCACACTTATTTGGGTCTCTGGCCTGGTTGCGGGGTCTTTGGCCGAATGGCAATGATTGCTTGGTTTTTTCCTCCTCAACTCTGTCTTTGACCCAGTTGCGAAGAACCCGGTTATGATCGGTGTATTTCTTGCCGTTTTTGCTTGGGTTTTGGCCTATGTAATTGTCTAAAATCTCAATCATGCGTAAGGTGTCGGCTTCTCCGTAATCTTTGATAAGCCGCTCATGCTCCGCTTCAGTGAGAAAGACAAATTCTGCATAGGCTATTTTTTGCGGTTTTTCTTTCGGGGGGTTAAGGGGGGTATTATTGTCTTGTTTAGTTTTGTTTTGTTTATGTTTATTAATGGTCTCCTGATTGTTCGCTGATTGTTCTCTTATTGGTAAACTATTAGTCTCCTGATTGTTCTCCCATTGGTCTACTTTCTTGCTATAAATGGAGACTAATTTATATTTACCTGCCTGCCGTGTACTACCAGGTTGATAAATAAGGAGGCCTTTATTTATTAGTTGCGTTCGTGCTTTATCCAGTCCAGCTTTTGACATTCCTGTCATGAGTTGAAGCGTTTGATTCGCCACAGTAAACCACTCTTGCCAGCCAGTCATATTGTTTATGCTCATAAGCGAGTACCACAAAGCAACTTGTCCGGTTGACGGATGATTTAGCAACGACCAATCGCGAAACGCATTCAACTCCTGCAAGTAATTCATGCTCTCCCCTCCCTTCGCTTAATCCTTGGAATGTGTATTAAGTATAAGTCTCGATTACTTTTACACTATCCCCTTTTATAACTACACTATCACCTATCCATACCTGCTTTGCCCCTTCATCTGTTGCTAATTGTATAGAGTTACCTCTATCTATTATCGCTTTTCCATGGCTGTCTGGCAGGTTTTTTATTATCTCTAAAATAGATTTTTCGCTACCATCAAATATAATCTTCACGACATTCACTCCTTTACTTCACAGTTTAAACACACTGCGCCGCTACTCAATCAGCCCCGCCTTCCTCCGTGATTCCTCCTGCTCCGGAGTGCATTTCAACCAGGCCCAGCAGGAGTAGTCAAGTTTCGTTTCACCCTTGTAATAGCACTTGCCCCCGATACGCATTAAACTTCCGATGGGCCGGTCGGGAACCCATATGGAGCAGGTGGCGCAGGTTTTCATATTATCCCTCCCCAATTATCCTCACTTCCACTTGTCTCCGACCCCACGAAAGGGCCTCATTTCTATCCAACATATACAGGTCAATGATCTCCCCCTTGATCGCCCCGCCTGTATCCTCCGCTATCCCTTCGCCGTACCCCTCAACGAAAAGCCTCGTACCAAGCGGAATAATGGTCGGGTCAACTGCAATAGTTCCCCTGCTAGGCCAGGTACCTGTATATGTCCTGTTCCCGGTGTAACAGTAGGCCGTGGCCTCGAAAATCATCGGTTCTGGTTTCGGTGCTTCGATCTGCCTGTATTCGCTGATGCTCGTCCCTGCTGATTCAATGACGGTTGGTGCTTCGGCGGGTGTTGTAATGAGTGCTACGGCTAGAAGCAGGGCGGGTAAAAGGACTACCCGCATAGTATGATTACCTGGTTGATTACATTGGCTAAAAGCAGGATAATTACCAAGCATAGGAGGGCTTGTCCCTCTAAATCCATCCCCTTAGTGGTTTCCTGCTTAACTACGGTTATGGGCAACTCCTTGACCGCATCTGGCTTGTCCCTCTTAACCGTACGGGGTTTGGTCGTAGGATATACGGGGTTTACCCGGTTGTAGTAGCTTGTGATTCCTATCGCTCTACGCATTTTTTATCCCTCCATGTGTACCTTTCTTTAGGGTCTGTCATGGGCGGCACCCCCTAAAAACCCAGCTTCGGGCATCTGGTAGATGACAGGAAACTGGCCGGGAGCCAGGATAAGATGTTTGATGTAATCTTGAATTTCATCCAGCACCGCAAGGGCTTCTTCTTCGGAGTCGTACTCGCCAAGGAAAAACCCATAATCGTTTGGGTCTGAATTGTCAGTATCGCCATATACCCTGTTCCCTGCATCTATAAAGAAATAGTTCGCGTTAACTAATGCGTCTCGGTTTTGTCTCCTCACCCATATACTCATGCTTATCCCTCCTTATTAATGGAGCCAGCCGGGAGCCACGATCTCCCGCTATCCTGTTTTTTATGCTATAAACAGTCGGCCCTGCCACTGGCTTATTTCTTAAAACGGAGCATCTACTTCCGTACCCAAATCATCCCAACCAAGCGTATCGGGTTCCTTCGGCGCAGAATCCTTCTTCTTGTCTAGGAATCGCACGTCATCACATACTACCTCGGGAACCTTGCGTTTCTGCCCGTCCTGCGCTTCATAGGTGCGTACCTGGATACTCCCCTGCACGGCAATCAAAGACCCCTTGGCGGTGTAATTAGCAACATTCTCGGCTAGTCCTTTCCAGCAAACGCAGTCGATAAAATCTACTACCTCCCGATTGTATCTGCGGTTCACGGCAAGGCTAAAATTGGTTACGGCGTTACCGTTGCTGGTATAGCGTAGTTCCGGGTCACGGGTCATCCGTCCGATCAATGTCACATTATTAAGCACTTTCGTCCTCCTTTCGGCAGGGGATTATACCCCTACCGCTTCTTGTTCTTGTGTTGGCATATTTTTAATTTTGGCGTACAACTGGCGGGCCTGTGCTTCGCTTAAATCAGTTAGGCTATTTACCTGGAAGGTGGCGGTAGCCAAATGACTTATGTCCTCATGCCCTAATCCTTTTTCGCTTCCTAAAGCATGAATAGCCTTCATAGCCTTTTCGCTGATCTTAGGGTCTTGCTCTAGGAACAGTTTTTCGGATTGAGTGTTGACGGGTTTGGATTCGCTGCCACCCTCCATATCATTGACAATGGAGTTAAACAGTTCAAAGGTAGGGTCGGGGATAACTGCCCCAGTAGCGTAATGACCAGAACGGTCTTTGTCTATTATGGCTGTACGCTTCTGTGATCTCTTATCTACTACCAATCGGATAGCGAAATCTACCGCATAGATGGTGTTCTTCTCACCCTCATAAGTGAAGTCTCCGGTCTTAACGGGTTCCCCGTTTTTCATTTCAATCACATCTTTTTCCCTGGCAACGAGAATAACATTCTGAGGAAGGGCTGAAATCTCGTCTATAACACCCTTGTGCATTTTCTTGACGATGTTCCAGTCTCTAGTAGTGAAAGTTTCCAGGTCGGTTTCATTAGCCTTGGCAGTTCCTTTATTCTTTGCAAGATATTTATCTTCTTTGTAGTCCTGCCGTTCTTGTTGCAACAAAGTCCATATAAGGGTAATTGGGTCAATGATAAAGGTTTGGTATGCTCTGCCTTCCTTGGTTTTAAGGAAGTCTATACACTTCTTTAATTCCCGGTAAGATTGAGTTTTGTACCCTTCGTCATCCGTCCAGTAGTCGAAGTCCACCCGGCCCTCAAATAAATCTGTACCACCTTCAAAGTCGAATACTAGGGTTTTGCCCGGTGTTGCGTGTAGAGCAAAATGGGTTTTGCCTACACCCGATGCACCGTAAAGTAATATTTTAAGCGGTTTCTTCCTCTTGCTTGCTTTCCTTACAGCCATCATTTATAACCTCGCTTTCCATTAACTCGCCCGAAGCATCGCAGAACTGCGACACCCGGCAGTAACCGTTGCATTTCCTTCCTTCCCAACATTCTTCATCCGTACATGGTGGGGGCATTTCGCCCGTCTCCAAGGCCGTGAGCAGGGCATCCCGCTTGGCTTGCAGGTATTCCCTAACCTCGGCATCTGGCAGGATTTTAACCGGGATCAATTCCCCGTTCCTTTCAATGCCCCGGTTCTTAGCCATGTAGGTGTTACCATCTCTTATGATGGCCTCCACAAACATTTCCTTAACCGGGAAACCTGCCGCCTCTAGCATCATGCGGTAATGATTAAGCTGAATCTCGGTGTCCTTCATATCCGGCTCACCCTGCACTGTTGTAGTGACTTTCTTATACTTGGGTTGACCTTTCTTATCCCCGGTCTTGTAATATTCCCCGGTCGGCACTTCCTTGGACTCGGACTTATAACCTAAAGCCCTAGCCACCTTAAAACTGCCCCAGGTTTTTGTATCATAGAGTGCTTGTTCTTCGGGGTCGTAGAAGTCGAATTGTCCAGAACCGATTGAATCGTGTAGCCTTTCCTCGGTCAGTTCGTTGTCCGTGAAACCTTCCAGGTAGGCATGGGCCTTGCTACCTAGCACCCGGAAAAGTTCAGCATCCGGGGTGAGAGAATATTCCTTGGTAAGTTCCAAAAACGCTTCACGGGTTCCCTTGAGCAGTTGCGTAGTTGACGGTTCGCCCGTCCATGTTCTTTGTTCTGCCACCATGCGTAGAGTACGCTTAGAAAGGCATCTGCGCCCCATACGGCAACCAACATTTATACACCAATCTATATCTACTGTTTGTCCGTCCGGGCAGGTAAACATCGTTGCTGGCATCTAAATCGCCTCCCATGTAAAGCCCATGTCAGCTAAATGCTTCATATACTTGCCGTAGCTTTCAGCGTAATCGCTAAGGTCATCGGCAATGTCATCCAGCTTGGCTACCGCATCATATATACGTACCCCGATAGTCGGGGCGGTATCTTCGCTGACGAGCAAATGCCTTGCCCAATCCAGCTTAGTAATGGCATCTAAAACGGCATCTTTGGCTTGGTTTATCACGGTTATTTGCTGTTCAGTCATATCTACTCATTCCTTTCTGCAAACAATACGATTGGCCCAACTTCCACCCATTGGTGAAGGGTTTCTCCCACTTTGTTATCGCCATATCTCATGTTTGCGCCATAATCTGCTTGGATCGCTAAGCCGCAACGCAGATAATCGTATTGAGAACTCTGTCTGCTAGGGTAGATATTAATCACGATCCGTGGCTCGAGTCCGTATTCCTCTCGTATAGCCTGCCCTAAAGCCTCATAAGCCTGTTTAACTCTACTCATGTTCCTACCTCACTTTCTTTCCCTCCCGGCTTTCACCGGGGGAGGCCCTTGGCGGGGCCTCCCGGTGTATAAGGAGGGGGTGAAGGTTATACCGGCGCTGGTGGAAAGTCAGTACCGGAAAAGTAATTGCATCGTGATCTTGGTGTGGTATAATGTGGTTAAGCATTTTTCAGTGACCGCTTCCAAAAGGGCGGTCTTTTCTTTTTGAACCTTACATTTCTTACCGGGCATTCAGTGCAGAAAATTTCCGCTATCCGCTTGCTTTTAATTACCTGAGCTAATCTAGCGACAATATCTGGATTAACTTGCCCCGCTTGATAACGATAAATCGTTCTTATGTCTGCTGGCATGAGCGTTGCTAATTGCACAAGTTTTATTCCGGCCTGTTCTCGTTCCTCTTTGATTACTTGTCCAATGACATTGTTTGCCATTTCCTTCCACCCCCTTCCCGTAGATAATATAAGTAGATAAACGCTTGTCCTGCTCCTGCCCGGTTCTGGTTCTCTCCCCCAGGGCCGGGCCGTTATACCGCCTTAGCAGAACGGATTTTGAGAGTACCTTTCATTTCCTCCAATAGGCGTGGAACGTCCTCAACCTTATAGCCCAGGCGTTCTACTTCGTCCTTTAGGGCTTGGTAGCGAGCACTCTCATTATTGGATCCTTTTGATGACATACTATTTACCTCCCTTCGGTGCCGGTGGGCTTAGTTTGAGTACCTTGTACTTCTAAGTTAAAAAAATAAGTGATAGGTTTCTGCAGCAATTGGGAAATACTAATCATGATGGGCAGCGTCGGAACAGTTTGTCCCTTTTCAATATACATATAGGTGCTTTTGCTTCGGTATCCCAACGCTTTAGCCATATCTTCATAGGTCAATTTTTGCTTTGTTCTTTCCTCTTTCAAAGTGGGTTTTACATACATAGGTTGATCCATATTGCACCTCCTTGTCCAAGTTGCTTGAATATAGTTTAGTTCAAGTAAGTTGGATTGTCAACATAAAATTTGATTTTTGAATACAGAAAACACAAAAAGCCGGGGACTATGCCCCGGCCCTCTTTCTACTTAAAATACCCTATGATCTTGTCCTTGATAGCTTCCATGCCAAATTTAGCAGTGATGATACCAGTAATCACGACGAATACCGGCATATATACAGAGTCAAGGTAGGCTAATACAGCCACGATTAAGAGGCTGCCCACGTAGGGCAGAATTGCCGTCTGTAAAAAGCGGGGGGCCTCTCTAATGTCAAACTCGCCTTTGATAAAAGCGAAAAGCCAGCCCAGTAGCGTATCGGCTATTATTGCGATCAGACAAATTTTAATTCCCAGTAATATTTCCATATTATTTCAGCACCCCTTCTCTTTCTAAAATAACTAGGGTTTTCAATGTAGACTCCGGCAGGTTGATATTACCTTTGCCATCACCCGCCAAGGACTTACGACTTACCAACTTTTGCACCAAGGGTTTGCCCCAATCCGGCACATCGTTCAGGGTTTTATAGATCATTTCGTCATCCTCCAATCTTTGTCGCAGTTCTTCCCAAGGGAAGTTCTTCCCAGGGCAAGCGGTCGCCATCACATCCTTATGTCCGATAACGTCCAAATTACCGTACCTAGGTTCCAGATATTGGGTTATCAGCCATACCAGGCTATCCAGCTGGGCTTCTGTGGGTTTGTCATACTCAAAATTCCCGGTCAGGACTACCCCGATGCTGTCACCATTCCCAGCCGGCCCACTATGAGCGCCAATGGTATCCTCCGGCCTGCCTCTCTCGATAGCCCCGCCGGCCCGGATCACAAAATGATAGCCGATGCCCGACCACTTTTGATTAAGATGCCAGCCATGGATGGTACTGGCGAAAACATCAGGGCTGGCTGAATGATGTAGAATGACACGCTTAGTACTCTTGCGCCTAGTCAGTGAGCCGTTAAATCGGAAGTTAGTTTCTACTATCTGCACTGGTTTCACCTCCCCAGCAACGCCAAAATAAAATCTGTCCCCGCATAGCCTAGAGCGATGATGGCGACTAGTAATACACCGCTTGCTTCCGTCCCCAGCAGGGCAATGCCAACTATAGTTCCTAACGCACAACCCACCATAAGATTAATGGCCACCTGCAACCAAGTCTGTTCGTGAACAGTAAGCAGATGTAATATACCTCCAACTGTACCGAGAAAAGCTCCCAGCAGAATAAAGGATGCTGTCTCCACTATTCATCACTCCCCTGCATTTTGGCTTTTCGAATACCAGCCAGCAACCAAAGTTCGCCAGTTGTAAACCCAAACCAGGCCACGATCAGACTGTCAGGCACGATTGAGCTTTTCAAGCATAGATAAAGAACAGCCCCGGTAAAAGTCACATTAAGCAGTATCACCAGGGCTACAATCCACTTACTGAACTTTCGCATAAAATCACCTCGGCAAACTTTGAATGTACCAAATCAAAAAGCCCCCTACGCCCGTTACCCAAGCCAGCAGAAGGGCCTTCATCCAAGATATAAGACTATCGAGTTTTAAGCATAGTTGCTCGATCATAACTCCTTGCCTTGCATCGTTCGTTTCCAAAACCCTTAACCTCTCTGAATGGTCATTCAATCGACGCTCAGTTACTTCTTCAAAATTCAACTTAAAGCCCTCCCCCCGGTGTGTTAAGATATTATTGCAGACGTAAAAGCATGGCAGGTGCTTTCCCTTGCCCCTCGGTGGGGGTTGTCTGCGCCTCATTTTGGCATACATATCTTACTGCCAATAGCTTATAATAGTGGTGAGGTGTTGATATGGATATACCTTGGGATTTAATGGACGCAGTAGGATATGCGGTTTTAGGGTATTGGGTATTAAGGTTCATCTATTATACCTACATCAAAGGCTATAAAACCAAACGTGATCCCCATTACCGCAGCAACTTTTGGGATTACATGTAAAGGCGGGATCAATACCCCGCCTTTACTTTCTGCAGTTCCAGCTTTAAGATCGCTATTTTCTTTTTCTTTTCCTCTGGTGACAACTTCTTGTCTTTGTCTATGTCCTTGATCTTTTGTTTTAACGCATTGATTTTGCGCGTACGGTGTATCCCTTCATAGGCTTCTTTTGGGCTTCTGCTTTTCTGCACTTTCTCCGTCTGTTTCTCGCTCAAAGGTCTGCGATCTGCTTCATAATATGGGTCTGTCTCCCTAAACCCACTAGGGCCAAACACAACCCCTTTAAGAGCATTTACGGGGTCAGTGCTTATTGGATAACGCAACTGATCTTTATTGGTATATGAGCCGCCTTTTCTTAGTGCATCAATACCCTGAACGGTCTTTTTAGCCTGTGCGCCTCCCCAAGGGAAAACTGCCTTATAGAGTGGGTCTTGAATGGCCCTTGCTATTAACAAGCCTGAGCCGTACCTAGTTGGATCTTCTCTGCCAAAAAACTCTTTACGGGTAGGCAATTGCTTATCCCCCGCCTTGAATCCATACTCAGGATACAAAGCAGCCACTGTTTGACCTAAGGGCATATTCCCCAAAAATTCTCCTGCCAATCTGCCAAAGATTCGAAGTGCTTTATCATCCTTAGTATCGTCCAGGGCTATCTGTATGGCCTCCCGAACTGCTTCTATGGGGTCTAAGGCGACAGGCGTACCCTTAACTGCTTCTGAACCACGGTTAAATAGCCACAAGGTTAAAGGTAGGGCCACAAATGCCCCTATCCAATCCTTATCTACCCGCATATCACCAATGACGTTTAACAAGTTACCTACTTCTACTTGGAAAGGTGCTACTAATTGAACTATCTTAGACTTCTGCATTAAAGGAACCTCACCAACACCACGACCAGCCACTAACCTTCTGGCATGATAATCGGCGTAACGTACCGGGTCGGTAATTCCTTTAGTGTGTAAAGCCTTTTCATAAGCAGCACTCCAGATAAATTCCGTAGCGAATCGGTCAACATCCTCCATGCCTATTACTGCTACGTTCTTGGCTTTCTCCCCAGGTTTAGTAGCAAAACGCCTATACATATCCCCGGAGAATCTTTCCTTGAGGAATCGGCTTTCTGCCATAGGGTTAGTAGCCGCAAAACCTTCCGGATCAGCCATCCTCTTAATAAGTGACGACAAGTACCTGGTTAATCCGGGTGCCGAATACTGTTTAGCGAACGCTATTCCCTGCGGCATATTAAACACCTGAGATACCATTGTTCCGGCGTTACCTAGTACCATATTGCCCTTTATGCGGTTATTGAGAGTTACTAATCCAGTAAAGAATTCTCTGCTGGTCAAAAACTGCCAATTGCGATCAAAGAAGTTAGTCTTGCCTTGAATGTCGTCTGCATAGTATTTCAGGTATTCCAGGAACTTGTTTATGCCTGTATTCCCATCCATTGTCTTGACTAACTCATTTTCAAGCTGTCGGAAAGCTGCCCCTTGCGGATCAATATGAATAGCATAGGTGGCAGAAGGAACATACTCCAAGAAGCCACCTACTGCATCTGGCTTGTATTTACCCATACCTCGTTGCTGCATGAATCCTGCAAACTTGGTTTTCGGCCGGGTATACATGGACTTGCCAGCTAATTCCGGGCTTATCTGTGCGGAAGTATCAAACAGGTTCATTACACCCTCGACACCCTCCATCTCCCGGAAGTGGTGGAAGTAATCCTGACGCTTAGGGACGAGTTTATCCTGTTGCCCAGGATATAACTGCTCACGGACTGTATTGACCTGATCTAACAGTTCATCGTACTTCTGCCGGAACCAGTTTTCTGCCTGAACTATATCGGCGGCACGTTCTGCCCCCACTTCATTTACCAGATCATTGTAATCAAAAGACTCATTGACATAAGCCCCATCCCCGGTAAACTCCACATTCTGCCGACCGTATTTGCGTTCCAGGTTAGCCAGCCATCTTTGCCTCGACTGTTCGCTCTTGGGTGCGGATTCCCAATGACGGTATCCACCCTCACCGTAAAGCTGCACTAATTCAGACTCCCGGCTACCTTTTTTAATACCCAATTCGTCAACGACATTGGTATAAAGATCATCGGTCAAGGCCCTTTGGTGGTCTACCCAGGCGGCCTTGGCATCTTCTAAGGGGTAAAGTATGCGCTTTTCTATTTCCGGGAATTTATCCCCGAATGTATCCCGCATATTGCGCCATATGTCACGCCATCCTGCCTGTCGGCCGGAAATGTCCCGTAATTCACTAGGGTTAATATCTAGCCCTTCTAATAGGCCACCTTCGCCTGTAGTAGCGGCCTTTGCTGTAGGTTGTGCCACTTCCCCACGCTTCAAAGGAATCTCCTGCCCCTGGAATTTCAATACCGTTTCGCCCTTCTGCTGTAGATCCCTAGCATCATGCCAAATATCATTCAGCAGACGATTGATAACCTCTGGGGAGTACCCTTCAAGTTGCTTACCGAATTGCTGGCGGATGGCTTTCTCGAAGCTAGCCCTGCCGCCCCGAAGATTCGCCGCCCCATACTCGATCATGGATTTGAGGTCGTCCAGGGGGGAAGTCTGGTTGAGTTTATAGCGAATGTCGGGGTTAGTTGCGTCCCATGTGCCGCGGTTGTAGATTGATTTGATTTGTCCAGGGAAAAAGGCAATATATTCTGTAGTATCTCCATCCCTTGTAATAATACCATCGTATCCGTCTTTGATTAAAGCATCCCGTATCTCTCGAAATGCAGTGTCCGTACTGCCACCCCTAATGCCTTTATAAGTAGTATAATCGCCTGTATATGGGTTTTTGATTGAAAGATAGGCTTGTATCTGCCTATCGCCCATATCCGCCCATTCGGTGGGACTATCTGAAAAGAATATCCCAGGAATGTCTTGGCTCTGTCTGGCTTTAGATACATCAAAGGCGTTAAAATCAGCAGAAGTATTATGATAGACCACCAACGGCCTGCCTTGTTCATCCACTACCTTACTGCCTTCAAACCACCGCCTGAACACCGGCGTATCAATAGGAGTAGGTTCAATCCGTCCACCCTTCGCTTTCGCCGCCGAATCCGACCACTTCTGACCGAAGGTATCCACAAACTCCTTCTCTCCCATGGCATCCCGGAAATAAGGTTCAGCCACTTCCTTGTGGATACGTTCCCGAAGTTTCTCAAGGTCTTTCAGGTAAGGCAGAACTGTATCATCCTTGGATACCATAGCCTTAATATTGGCTATCAGAGAGTCGATTGCTTCGAGTAAGGGCTTTAGTATCTCCGGCGATTTCTCGGCTACTCTGGCAAAGAATCCGGGGGCGTGCAAGGCTTCCGCAAAGACATCTGCTGCAAACTCATGGGGCATATCCTCCATAGCATAACCAAAGTCTTTATAATGCTTGAGTAAACCATCAGCATCCTGCATATGCTCCAAGGCTATACCCATAAGGCTGTCATAGTGCTGTGGGTGCGTAACCTCCATGGTATGCCCCACTTCGTGCCAGAATACATAATCTAAGGGGTCTTTCATGTTCTGGTTAAGGTAGATGGTTCTGCCCTGTTGCATACCTCTGTGGCCTGTACCCTTGAAAGCTACCAAGCGCAAGCCCAGCTTGTCAGCTATGGTTTGTGCCGCCTTGAAGTCCGGCTTAGTAAACGCTTCGGGCGCAAGATCAACCTTGCCGATTCTAAGCGGGCCTACACGTTTGGTCATGGCTTCTTGGAGCACGGCTAGGTCTTTGTCGGTAGAACTCTTAAACCTAACATCCCCATACTGCCCAAAGTCCGCCTTATCCTCCATCCTCCCCCGGTAAGCGTTCTCAGCCTCATTCAGTCTGCCCATATCACGATTAAGGCCATAAGGTTCTACTTTAGCTTGTTCTGCTCGCATATCGGCAAGGAGGGAGTCAATGTCGCTAGGTTGTTCTTCTTTTCCGCCGCCAAATTTATACAGGGCATCGTCGTACTCTTTGCCATAAAAAGCATCGGGTGAGTCAATTCCGTAATAGCCTTCTCCCTTCCAGTATTCTTTTGCTAAAGAATCAATATCAAGTTTTTCTGCTGGCGTAAGGTTGTAATACGGCTTCTTATAGTATAAATGCGAAAAATTATCGAGAAATTCTGACTCATGGGGGAAATGTTCTACATAATCATCGAACACATCGTAATCATTTTGTTTTCTCCTTGCGTGTTCGCGCTCTATTATTTCTTGTCGTTGCGCATTATCCAGCACATATTCACCCTTGCTACCCTCTAAGTCCCTGATAGTGCGCTGTATTCCATGCCATTCTTCGGGTAGTCTCTGCCCACGGGACAGCTCAGACAATATGCCCAGGAATTCCTCGCTAGGCGGTTCGCCAGTTTCCGGGTTGCCACGGATTAACCTTTCTATAGCCATATCCCGCATCTCCCCAGCACGGGGTGCACGTCCATTAGATGCCCAAAAGTCGCGATACCATTTAGGATTCATGGAAGCACGCAACAAAGGAGCACCCTCACCAGGGCGATAACGGATCACGCCCTCTACTTCATCCTTCATGCTAGCGATTTCATCATTAACGATCTTTTTGTATTTACCTTCAAGGGCCTTAACGTGTTGAGCGTTTCTAGTGAATTCAGAACTTGGGTAATGCACCTGTCCTCGTGGATCACCAAAACGCACTTCCGGAGAAGTGGGTAATCCCTCCGGTAACGCTAATGCAGTTTCAGGAGTACCCCGAACCACGCCGAAAGGATCAGCAAACCAATACCCCTCTTTGGGATACCCTGTTCCAAACTCCCAATTCTGCCCAGCATTAAGCATCTTGGGTTCGCCGCCTGGTAAGGCTAAGGGCTGTCTGCCAGGCGGTAAGGCTAACGGCTTAGTACCACTCGGCAAGGCTTGCAACGGCCTACCTTTTGTCGCATTACCCAACGGGTCAACCGTAAAATCCGGCGCAGACTTGGCTGTAGATGCAGGTTCCATATCCACCAAGTAATCATAACTGGCAGAGCGTTCTGCGGGAGCAGGTGCTTTTCGCCCAACACCCCTAGCCAACCCATGGGTAAGCATATCTAATCCAACGTTAGCCCCGACGGCTAAACCCATCTCGCCAGCACTCATTGGCCTGTCATTTACCCCGGCATAGGTAGCCTCCCAAGGAACGGAAGTAAGACCGCTGCGGATACCTGTTTGAACAACCGGGGAGGCTTGGGTTATCTTCGGTGCAATCTTAGGCAGTAATGCCCCCACTGCACCCTCTGTACCCCTCCACAGGCCAGCCCCAAGGCTTTGAACACCACCACGGGGATTAGTGACAAAGCCCATGACATTACCGAATAAGTCTGCTGTAACATCCCCGGCTTTACTCTCGGTACTAGTCTTTTTAGGCAGGTGAGATAGGGTCATAATCTCGCCACCAGTTTCACCTGCTCTAGTTCCCCATTTACGCACGGATTCAGGCAATAACTGGCCTAACCGATACGCACCATAGCCGGGCACGGCAGCAGCTTCCCACCCTGGATTACCTTGAGAAGCGAACTCATCGAAACTCATGGTTTTCTTCTCATATTTAGGCACGGGTAGCTTCAAACTGGCTTGATCTAATCTGCGGAAATCAGCCGGAGCAGTCAAAGGCGGGGCTTTAGTTATCGTTGTTCCCGCCATACCTGTGGCTAAACTTTTGTTACGGGGTGTTTGGGAGAATACCGCAAATCCTGTTTTATTGTCTTTGTCTTTCTTGAATACTTCGAACCCCATTTAATCACCCCCTAAGTGTATATTTCGTAATCTTCCATTTTCCTGAACGCTTCATAAGTAGGCCACCTTTTCACCATTTCAGCCCAAACTTTGCTCAAATCCACTCCGTCAGTTGCCATGTCTGCCCCATAATACTTATAAGCGGCTATGGCTTCTTCTGGGCTACCATATGACCATACCTGTGATATAGCCCGTTGTGTTGCACGCTGGTCAATAGAAGTAGGTGTTTTAGTAGTCCCACTGCTACCCCCGCCGCTCGACTTGTTCAGCCTAGCCAACGCCAACTGATTCTCAAAGTCCTGTTGGGCGGCTTTGGCGGCGGCGGCTTCTAGGTCAGATATTTTGTTCTGCCTTGCCGCCTGTAAATACGGTATCTGCCAATCGTTGGACGGATCACCGTCGTTCTGTACCGCATTGATCTGTGCTTGGTAATCATCAGCATACCGCCCTATGGTAGTAAGCCATTCCTGCCTAGCGGCATCTTCTGCGGCTTTCTGGCGTTCCTGATTAGCCCTCTTGATTTCCCATTCCAGGGCGGCTTGTTGCATCATATAGTCTCGTTCGGCGTTATACTGATTGATGGCATTTTGCATAGCTTGCATCTGATATGCCCGGTCAGTATTGTACTGGTCTATGTTAGCTTGCATAGCCTGTGCTTCTATGGCAGCATTAGCCGCCGCCACATCAGAAGCATAGCCAGCTTCGATATTGGCCCTCTGACGCTCGATTGCACCAAGTTGTGCGCCTTCTTGACGGTCTAATGCACCTAACTGCCCCTGTAAGGACGCATTGCGGTATATCTCCGGCATGGCACCGGCGGCTCCCTTGATACCCCTTGCCGCCATGTATTGAGCAAAGTTCATCGCCCCCACATCGGACTGTGCCGCCGCTTGATTGCGCTTGTCGTAGTAAATGGGGGCGATGGTGTCCTTTTCGGTGTCAAGCGCAGCTAAGGCTTGACCTTTAGCCTTGTCTAAAGCGGCAATGCGGGCGGCTCTCTGTGCTTCCGCAAGTCCGCTAATCATCCCGGAGGTATCATAAGCTGGCATTTCGTACATAGACATATCAAAGGCGGGGAACTCCGGCATCATGAACTGGAACTCTTCCTCTTTTTCTGGCGGTGGCATAATCGGTTGAATTACATTCTGGGTAGTATTTGATGGTGAAAGCAAGCTATCAAATTTGGTGGGATCAGTTACATAGTTATAGCCCGTACTTGCATCTAAGTAAGTGCCAGGAATATTGCCGGATTGATACTGCTTGCCTCCGATTGTAACCATCCCGGTAGCTGCATCCCAGCCAGGCGTTTGGCCTAAACTGCTCATATAATCTCGCATATTCACCACGCCAGCGTTGTTAAAGGCATTACTATAAGTGTTGCTGCTAGAACTTTTGTTAGAACCCTTGCTGTCATAAATAGAACTTCTGGCAACGGGTGTGCCGCCCGAATCCCTTATAGTAACTGTTTTGGATTTATCGTCGTAAGAATAAATTCTGCCGTCTTTACCCCTTGTGCTTCCGCTTCCTCCCGAACTGCTCATGTCTGGCCACCTCCCAAGTTTTCACGATAATTTTCTGCCGTTACTTCCAGCAGTAAAGGCAAACATCGGCCTTTCAGCATTTCATAATACTTTACATCATATAACTTGCCATCATACAAGCGGACTTCATTGGTGAATGTACCTATAATACTCCCCCCGTATCTCTCACAGATTCGGTCGTATAACTTCTCAGCCTTATTCCCCTTAATCACGTTGTATATGACCCGTTGCATACCGTACTGCTGAAAGATCACATCAACCACAAAACGGTACATATCAGCCGCAAATTCTGGATCATATCCAGGGGTAAACCTTATTGCCGTAATCTCATAGGCCGTCATGGTATCCCGGTTAAGGTTGCATTCAAACAGCCCCAATACATTCCCATATGCCCCCAAGCTGACATACTGTAGCTTGTTAGTGTCATCTGGTTCTATGGGGATAAAATAACGCCGTGTTCCGTGCATATAATGCCGATACTTTTCATCGGTCAATGTGTTTTGATAACATTCCTGCAACTGTGGGGCGTATTGGATTGCTAAAGCCAACATTAATCCACCTCACTCCTTTCAATCCGAAATAGGCAAAAGAAAAACACCCTTTCGGGTGTTCATCCTTCGCTTGATTCTATTGTGGGTTATGTCTTATCTGTTCAAACATTCATCCTGCATCCATTGGGGAGCATCCAGTGCTATGAAAGTCGCCAATTCATGCGCATAACAAACCTTTTCGGATTGTTCCCTATCGTAGTTCGTAAGCGTATTGTGGCAAGCCTCATGCACCAATACACCTGCTAAGTATTCAGGATTATACCTCTTAGAATCATCAGTTAACAGTGGAAAGACAAGGGTAACGCCATGAAAACTCCCTGCTAATATATTATCCGGTTCGCCCGGTAGTGCATGCGCTGCCTGGTTTATTCCCCATGTATTCTGACACACCATCCAGTAATGGGGAAAGTCCTTCTGCTCCAACAAGTCCAGTGCCGCATTGACCTTTGCCACAAACTCCTTGTCGCCCTTGATCGGAGGCCGCTTGATCTCCTTGGGGTCTATCTGCTTGGTCTTGATGGTTATAGTTTGGGTCTGAAAATTCCAGTCGGTCGTAGCGTTGAAAACATCAGCCACAGCCCGGATAGGTGCGTAGGTAGTGCCATCAACATTAATAATCGGCGTGGCTATGGGTCTATCATCAACAATTAGTCTGAATGGCACATCAGCAGCCACGGGGTAGGCTATCAAGCATACTAACACCAACGCCAGCAGGATTCTCTTTTTCATGCTATCACGCTCCTTTAAGGGAATTATACCGCAAAAAGGCGAAATTATCCTGCTGGTGACATGGATTGGCATGTGCGTAGTTATAGTCTACTGTGTATTAAGCATCTGCATCTAGCATCGCCTGTACTTCATCTCTCCACACACTTGGAACCTTCTCAATTTCCCATAAACCTTTTTTTATTAAATCGTAGTAAACTTTCGCCATATTATTCGCCTCCTATTAAAACACTTGCCAATTCTGCTAATGCTAGATTGGTTTCGGTTTTATCAATTTCCCTTTGCACATCTAGTTGAGCCAAAGCCAACATCAAGGCCTCTTTTTCCATTTCGTCTTTAGTTTTGTCCATCAATATGAAGGTTTCGGTTTCGCCGATAAATGAAAATTGCACCTTCTGGTTGAACCTTTCCCCGACATTTCCCTCGCCGTCAGTAATCGTAACTCGGTCTAAATTTCCCTGGAAAACATTTTTGTCTAAAACTTCTGCAATGAAGTTGTTTCCGTTTAATTCTAAGTTGGTTAATTCCGTACCATCAGCCAGTTTTACGCTATACATAATACCCCTCCCTTAATTCCTGAAATAATTTATTCATATTTTCCCGCTGTTGTTTACTCATGAGTTTGTAATAGTTCTTAAACCATGCATTATAATAATTAACAAATTCTTTTTCGGGTAAAATTTTAGCCAACTTCTTTAATTTTCTTCTCATTGCGGTTAATCTCTTAGGATTTATTTTCTTAATGATTCTCCCCGTTTCAGTCAAAGAGTATTGTATCTGCAAATACCTCCAATACTCCGATAACTTACAAATCATGGTCTTACTTGGATTCAAGATAATCCCGTTTCTAGTTGCTTCAATCTCAATTTTCTTAGCCAAGTCCTTTAAATGTTCCTTATCGTGATGAATTACATAAAAATCATCCATATATCTCCCATAATACTTTGCACCTTCCACGATTTTTATGTAATTATCTAGTCTGTGGGGATAAAACACTCCTGCCACCTGTGCGACCTGGTCACCTACGTTTACATGTTTTCTCATGTATTTTTCGCCAGTCAAAAGAGTTTTATCTATCTCGTTATAATCCAATGAATTAAAAACAGTGTTTAGGCAATTAGCAAATTCCATGTCATCCATAAAAGAGACATCAATCATTGCCTGCTCTAAAACCTTTTCAAGTAGCCAAATGGCTAAATCGTCTTCGATTATAGCCCTGAACATGTCCATCAGTAAGTCGTGTTGGATATTATCAAAATACTTAGTGTAATCGCCTAACAGTATCCAACCCTTATTGCTTCCGTTTTCAAGATAATATTTTCCTAAATGAACATCCAGCCTGTCTCTGGTAAAGCTAATCCCCTTACCTTTTAGACTAGCTCCATTGTCGTGTATTAAGTATTTTCTAATAGACGGTATCAGGACTTCATCGCATAGTGCCCTTTTAACTACCCTGTCCCTGATATTGTCACCGCTTATAGGTCTTGTTTTTCCTCTTTCGTTCAAAATAAAATCATTGGTTGGAGAAAATTTAAAAGTTCTTTTTTGTAATTCTTTTTGCAATTTAACTAATTCTGTTAATAAGTTTATTTCAAATTTCTGTACTTGAGGTTTCCAATCGCTATCAACCTTGGCCTTCATAAAAGCATCATACAGAACATTAATATTAGATATTTCACGCTGATAACTACAGTTCTCGTAAGAAGTAGTGTCGTGTTTAGTATTTACCATATAGGCAGGACACCCTCTCCTTTCTTCGCTACAAACCAGCCAAAGCGCCTATTTAATTGTAGCGTCGAAATCGGGGCGAACGCCATTAGCGTTAGAAGCGTTGTTGTTGTTCGCATTGCCGTTGTTGTTCACATTAGCGAAATTCGAGGCAGAATCAGAGAATGCCCTTTTAAACTTATTATCAGATTTCCTCCAACCTTTTAGAAGATTTATTTCTTTGTTTATGCTGTCAGTAAACCTAACATATTTCTCGATGTCTACAGGAAGAGTCTCAATCGTGTATTGCAATTCTTGTAATAGTCTATAGCATTGTCCGATTGCCTTATCTTGGTATATTCTTCTTTCAACCAGCTCTTCTGGAATTGAAGGGTATGTGCTATTAGCAGTAAAAATATATTCAGTAGCATTTCTTATACAGTCCATTATCGTATCTCTTTGGTAACCGATAAACCATTCTTCAAAACCTTCATTTCTGGCAATTCTTTGATTATAATGGTTTTGTTGAGTTTCGGACAATTCGCCATAAGGTTTGCCACCAAACAGCTTCTCTAGTTTCTTCTGAGCTTTCTTTTGGCTATATCCAAAATCTCTAAGCAATAAATCTGTTATATCTTTTCTAAGTCTATAGAAGTGTTTAATAACTTCAAATTGAGACTCTTTTCTTTTTCCTTTAGGTACTGACACGAAAAACCTCCTTGAATTAATATTTTTATATGTAGACATCTCCAATCTCACCCCACAAGGGGGTTCGATTTACGATATAGAGAAAGCGGGGCGAACGCCACCAGCGCTAGAAGCGCTGCGGCTGGACGCAAAGCCGCCGTTGCTCACAAAAGCGAAAGCCGAGGCAGATACAACATCCCTTAACCAAAAATATTGCCTATTTGAAATCATATCTGGTCTAAGCGTAAATAATGGCAACTGGGACATCCCCTCTCCAATGTTATATCCGCTTCCACC